TCTACTTCGACGAGACGCTCCAGACCCCGGAAGGGCTCTACTACGCCACCGTCGCCTGCGAGGAGGGCGGACACATCCCCCAGGACGACCTCATGCGCGGGAACCGTCTGTTCGCCACGATCGACGAGGTGCGGGAGTACGTCGACCAGGCCAACATGCTGGCGTTCGGGATCTCGGCACGACAGGCGACGATGATAGTCGAAGCTTCCATGCTGGACCGGAAGATTGACGAGACGGAATACGCGGCTGCCAAGCTGCACCTGATCAACCTCGAACCGGAGTCGGGGCTGTGAGTGTCACCGACGCTGCTGACGGCGTGTGGGCGAGCGCCCGCCAGGCTGAGCGCGAGATCGCCACGCTGCAAGCCGACTTGACGTGCGCTCGTGCCGATCTGAGCGCGTTCCATGACCTCGCCGCACATGACGCCGTCGGCGTGAACGCTGACCCCGTACGCGGCCATATCGCCGTGACCGTGGAGGAGGGGCGTGGGCTCACGTTCGCCGACCTCGGCCCGGTGCTGAGTGCGTGGTCCCACGAGGGCGCCGACCTGACGCCGGACCTCGCCCGTCAGCTCGGCCAGGCGTTGCTCTGGTGGGCGTGCCGCAAGGCTGGCGACTCGACGTGAACGCAGGTAGTGGTCGGTGGAACGGCAAGCGGAAGCGGTGCGGCGATCCCGAGGGTGCGTTCACGCCCTGCACGCCTCGAGATCAGGGCGATGGCACGCGGCTGGTCGGCTACCGGACGGTCTACAGCGGTGGCGGTTTCCTATCGGCCGACGGCACGCTGATCCAGTCGCCGCTGGGCGAGCCGGTCTACGAGTGGGCGCCGGTCCAGTTGGGCCTGTTCGAGACGATGGTTATATGAACTTGACACACATCAGCCCGTGACATAAGTTATAACCATGACTAACACACACAACACCCTAACGGCGGCGATCTGAGATGGTCGCACACCACGTCACCGCGACCTACAAGGGCGAACATGTGTTCGTCTCAAAGTTCGGGATCGGGAACATGCTGAACCTGTCCCTCGACCCGACACCGCTCGCCGACCATGACCAGGCAGACGCTGTCCTCGCTCTCGCCCTCGCCGACGAGTCCCTGACCGACCAGACACTGACCACCGAAGGAGCATGACCATGCAGAACACCGAGACCGCCGCCCACCCCAAGCTGGCCAAGATCCGGAAGATGCTCGCGCTCGCCGAGGATCCCGGCGCGACCGAGGCTGAGGCTGCCGCATTCACCGAGAAGGCGTCCGCGATGATCGCCCAGTACGGGCTCGAGAAGGCGCTGGCAGAACACGCCGACGTCGACCCGACGAAGATCGAGCAGCGGGTGCGAGAGTTCCAGGCACCGTATGCCCGGGACCATGCCACCCTCGCCTACGCCGTCGCCGTGGCGCTCGGCTGTCAGGGCGTGCTGTCTCCGCAGGTGATCCGTGGCCGGAAGGTCGACATGCTGCACCTGTTCGGCACCGCCGCCGATCTCGAGCGTGCCTCGATGCTCTACACGTCGCTGCTGCTCCAGGGCGGGCGCGACTTGTCGCGGACCCCCTGGCATCCCGGCCAGAACAAGGCCGCGTTCATCCGGTCGTGGTGGTCTGGATTCACCGTTACGGTCAGTGACAGGATCGACGCCGCGGAGCGCGCGGCTCGCGCTGACGCTGAGGGCGATTTCGTTGCGGCCGGCACGTCGACCGCGATCGTGCTGCGTTCCAAGAGGGCGGAGACCGGTGCCGCTGTGCGTGAGGCGTTCCCGTCGACGCGGCCCGGATCTCGCCGCCTGTCCGGTGGCGGTCACGCGTCCGGCACGGCTGCGGGCAACCGGGCGAACCTCGGTGGCGGGGGGACCATCGGAAGCCGGCGCGCGCTGGGCTCGTGAGATCCGATGGTTATATCAACTTGACACACGTCAACTAGTGACATAAGTTATAACCATGACTACGACGAACCGCACCTACACAGGAGTCACCATGCCGACCACGCCGCTCGACTACACCGCCTCGACCTGCAACCGCTGCGCACACGTGGCGAACGCGACCACCGCGCCCTGCCCCGTCTGCAAGTCGACGAGCGGTCAGACGCTCATCACCCAGGCGCCGTCGTTCGGGATCACCGCATGAGCGCCTCCATCGCCGCCCGCCACTACAACCCCGGAGGGACGCTGCGGAAGCCGCAGCAGTTCGCCGACCTCGGCATCTGGGCGCAGCAGCAGATCGTCAAGGCGCGCGACCGCCGCGTCGTGTTCACCGTCGACTACCTGACCGAGTACGAGAAGGGCTGGAAGGCGTCGCGCCGCATGTCGGAGAACACGCCGTTCCACGACGGGACCAGCACCCACGCCTATGACGACGGCTACCTCGACGGGGTCTCCCGCGAGAAGTGGCACTTCGCCTACTGCCCCGACCCGGACGCCTGCGGCGAACACTGAGCACGACCAACCACCACCCCCGAAGGAGCACGACATGACCACCACAGAGACCAACCCGAACCCCGCCCTCCGAGCCCGCGTCGCGCTGAACGCGATCCGCGACACGACCCGCTCAGAGTTCGTTCTCGACGCCGTCGCGCAGATCCACGCCGCGATCGACAAGCTCGCCCCGTACCGCCGCCAGGTCGGCTACGTGCCCGCCTCCGGGACGACCGACGACGACACCCGAGTCGCCGCGCACCTGACCTGCCCGACCTGCGGCGGAACATCGTTCTACGAGGTTGACACCGCCGAACGGTGGACCGACGTCGAGGAGTCGGACGACGGAGAGGGCCTGTTCCTCTGCTACGACTCCGGCGGCGACTTCGAGTCGGATCACCTCAAGTGCGCCAACCCCCACTGCTACCAGCAGTGTGACTACCCGCCCAACTGGCCGAACCTGATCACGGAGTCCTGAGATGCGACACCGCCCCGACGTCGCCGCGATCATCTCCGGCCAGGTCGCACCCGCTGACGCCCTGTGGCAGGTGGGCCGTGAACAGATGGACCACATCATCAACCTCCTCCCGATCCTGCGAGGCGACCGGCACGTCTGGTCGCACGAGATGGGCGGATGCTCGACGAACGCTCCCGGCGTCGACGAGGAGCACGACACGAAGGGGGTCCGGTTCTACCAGCCCAAGTGGTCCGAACCGACGACCGACGCCGAGCGCGAGATCGTCTGGTCCTGCACGTGGGCGCAGCTGGTCGACGTCGTCCGTCCCGCCCTCACGCCCGACTGGGAGCACCGCGCGCTCCGGCTCGCTGCGGCCCGCAGAGACGCGACCCCGCCGTGGACGCCCACGACTCCCGACGCCGACGTCCGAGAGGCACACAACGCCCGCTGGCGTCTCGTGGAGGACGCCTGCCACGAACACGCCGACCTCGCATGGCTCACGGCCGAGCCCGCCGAGCTGGCCCTGTTCTGACGTATGGTGATCAGCATGTTCGGACTCCCGCAAGAAGCGTTCAGCTACATGCGTCTGGCCGGTTTCGTGGCCGTGCTCGCCAGCCTTGTGATCATGCTCGCCGGAGGAGACGACACGACGGCCACGACGCTGTTCATCGTCGGCCTGTTCGTCGGGGTCGCGGGAGTGGTCAACAACTTTGGGCGGAAGCGCCGCGAGGTCTTCGATCGCCACCTCGCCGAGTACGAAGCCGGCGAGCGCGACGACCTCCCGCGCCGCTGACCTGCCCGGCTCATCCGGTCCGCGGCGGTACGCTGGGGTTCCGGCTCATAGAAGGACACACTCATGGCGTTGCGCGACCTGATCCTCGACGCGTGGACATCCATCGCGTACAAAACTCCCCTCAAGGACGAGATTGAGGCACGGCGCAGCGGCTATCAGGCCAAGTCGTGGCTCCCCGACCGGGACCGCCGCCGCCTCGCCGCGTACCTGATCCTTGCCGCCTACGGGTCGAACGTGGCCCGCTCATTCATCTCCGACGGCGACGACACCCTCGAGAACCGCGAGTACGGCGACGCTGCGCTCATTATCGACCAAGTTCTTGCCCATCTGCTGGGGGAGTCGCAGGAGATCGTGGTGCCCGGCGCCGAGCTCGCCGAACAGGAAGATGACGAAGACGCGGACCTCGCCCAGTCCGACGACGACAAAGACGCTCGACGGATCTCCCGTGAGGTCGCCGAGCGACTCGCCGATCGGCAGGAGTTTCTCCGCCAGTGGGCCGAAGACATCCACCTGACGCTGCGTCTCGTCGACGGCGAGAAGAACAGCGTGCAGTACGGCGACGGCGTCTACCTGCTGGGCTGGGACTCCAAGGCCGGGCGACCGACGTGCGCGGTGATGGACCCGGGATTCTACTTCCCGGTCCTGCCCGACTCGATCGACACCTACGCCTACCCGGAGAAGGTGCATTTCGCGTGGGAGTTGCCGCCCGAGGATTCCCGCGACGGCAAGACCAGGCTGCGCCGGATCACGTACGAACTGCGCGACCTCGTGGAGACAGTCGACATTGACGACGCCGGAGAACTAGTCGTCACGTTCCCCGAGAACACGACCCTCGACAAGAACCAACGGCTGGTGCGCGAGTACCCGTGGGCGAAGGGTGCCCCGTCATTCCAGGCGTGCTACCTGACCGACGCGACATGGATCCTTGACGACATCGACGACTCCGACATCGACGCCCTCAGCCTCGAGCACGCGTCATTCCAGTACGACGCCGACGGCAACCGGATGGAAGACCACGACCTCGAGATCGACTTCCTGCCGGTCGTCCACGTTCCGAACACGCCCCCCGGTGGACACCACTTCGGACAGTCGTCACTGGCCGCTGTGTTGCAACTCCTCGACGACCTACAGAACGCGGACACCGACGCTCAGCGCGCATCGAACACGACCGGGTCGCCCATCATCGGCGTGTCCGGAACCAAGATCGGCGGCGACCCCACGAACCGCGGCGGCGGCGGGCGCAAGTTGGTTGTGCGCGGTGGCGAGGTGTGGGAATTGGGCGCAGACGGCACGCTGCACACTGTCGACACGTCGGATCAGCTCGCCGAGCTGCGCGAGTTCGTCGGTTCCCTGCGGGATCGCCTGTCGACCAACTCCCGGCTGCCTGCCGCGGTACTGGGCACGATGGACCCGTCCAAGGTTCCGTCCGGCTACGCGATGCAGTTGTCGTTCGGACCACTCGACGCGATGATCCGACAGATGCGGTTGGTCCGTTCGGTCAAGCACCCGCTGATCCTCAAGATCGCCCAACGGCTCTATCAGGCCAACGGTGTGCTGAAAGATGGTCCGACTCCGCGGGCGGAGATCCGCCTCGGTTCGTACCTGCCGTCGGATCAGGCCGGCACGCTCGAACTCGTCGCCACGGCGCTCGACGCGGGTCTGATCAGCGTGGAGACGGGCGTGCAGATGCTCGTCGACGTTGGTTTCCCGGTCGACGACATCGCCGCCGAGATCGCCCTGATCCAGTCACGAGACTTCAAGGGCGCCGGGCTGCTGGCCGACGCGACCGGCGACGGTGCTGCGGTCGCCAAGTACCTCGGTTCCAAGTACACGGAGGGCCTGACACCTGCGCCCTCGCTGAACCTGCCCCCCGGCCCCCCTGACGGCCCGCCTGACAACCTCGACGCGTGAACGTGTCATAGATACATACCGGCGCACGATCGGTGTTCTATGATGGTCACAGCGACCCGGCGATCCGGGAGACACCGACCCGGCGATCCGGGAGCACCCCCCACAGAGAGCGAGCAGTCGTGAAGCGTACGAAGACGATGGTCCACCCCCGCACCGGGAGTGTGCTTGAGCCGATCTACGTCTCGCCGCGGACAGGCCGAGAGTTCTGGCCGATGATTGGTGCGGCCGATGGTGACGAGCCGACCGAGGAGCAGAAGCAGGCTGCGGCTGACGCTGCTGCTGCGGCAGCCAACGAAGGAAAAACGCTCACCCAGGCCGAACTGACCGAGATCATGACCCGCGAGAAGAATCAGGGTCGACGTGCTGGCGTGAAGGATGCGCTCAAGGATCTCGGGTTCGAGAGCGAAGCCGACGCCAAGGCGTTCATCGAGGCGCAGCGCGACGCAGAGACTGCGAAGCTCAGCGACCAGGAGAAGCGCGAGGTAGCGATCGACGCCCGCGAGCGCGCCGCAGACGAGCGTGACCGCACGGGTGCTGTGCGTGAGCGGGAACTGACCGTGAAGGACAGCCTGCGGGATCTCGGCGCGAAGGGCGAAAACCTCGACGACGCGATGCTGCTGATCGGCAAACTCGCCGACGACGCAGACGACGACACGATCGTCGAGTTCGGCGAGGCGCTCAAGATGCGCCGTCCGGAACTGTTCGGCGACGACGAGGAGGAGACTCCCCGCTCCCGGTCGAAGGGCAACCTGCCTAACGGTCGGCCGCGGGAGCGCAACACCCCCAAGGGTGGCGTGTTCGGTGCCGGTGGCATCGAACGTGCCAAGCGCAAGGGCTGGGGCGAATCCAAAAGCTAGCCACCATCCGGTGGTCAGGGACCGCGACCTCACCGCGGAGCGTCTCGCCGGCATCGACGAGAAGCGTCCACACCACAACCCTCCGCGAGGAGAGAAGGAGGCAGGATTATGGATATCCAGCCCCGTACTACCGTGGCCCCGCCCATCGACCAGCAGGATTGGGTGGTCTCCCAGCACGGAGCCGACGCGCCCTTGACGGGCACGATCGACCCGACCCGCTTCACCCTCGACGCCGACGGGTTCATCCCGTCGGGCACGCCGATCGTGAAGAACGTGGCAGGCATGTACGTGCCTGCCATCGACGACGAGGTCACCGCTGGCACGTTCGTCCAGGTCGCGGAGTGCCGCCACCTGTTCAAGTCGGTTCGCGTCCGCGACGCAGCCGTCATGGTCGGCTGCTCAGTGTTCTGGCACGGCGTCGTCGCTGCCGAGCTGCTGCCCGTTCCCGACGGCGAGACGTTCGACGTCGCCAAGGGATCCGCCCACGTCCTGTACGTCTGACCCGGCCGGGTTCGACGGACCACCTAGAAGGAGATCATCATGGATCTACTGGAAAACATTGTCCCGGCCGACATCCTCACGTATGCGCGTGCGGTGCCGGACCCCGAGAATTTCCTGCTCACGCGGGAGATCGTGCCCAACACGTTTATCAACAACGTGAAGTATCGGATCAAGAACCGTGAGCGTCGGGTCAACGCGGCCAAGTTCCGCGCATACGACGCGGAGACCCCCCGTGGTCGGCGCGAGGTGGCGCACAGCGTCACCGAGGGCCTGCTGCCTCCGCTCGGTGACGTGTACGTCGTCGGCGAGTTGGAGACCATCCTGCTGTCGCTCGAGCGTGGCTCGGACGACCAGGAACTGCTCGACGAGCTGTATGACGATGTCGAGCGCCACGTTCTGGCGATCAAGTCCCGCCTCGAGCTCGCCGCTGGCGACCTGCTCGAAGACGGCATCTTCGAGATCCAGGACGAGAACGGCCTGTTCATTGAGGCCGATTTCGGTGTCGATCCGCTGAACCTGCCGACCTCGGCGATCATGTGGGATGACCCCACCGCGCTCGCCCTCACCGACGAGCAGGCGTGGATTCAGCGCCTGGTCGACACCGGTTCGGGTCGCCCGGGTGACGCTCTCGCGTCGTCCGTTGTGATCTCATCAATGGCGCGGAACGACGAGTACAAGGAGTCGTTCTTTGGTCGGGCGCAGTCGTCCTACCCGACGCTGACTCCCGGCCAGGTCCAGTCGGTGCGTGACACGTACCGGCTGCCCACGATCCGTGATTACGACACCACGGTTCGGGTCGACGGCGTCAACCAGCGGGTGCTGGCGGAGGAGAAGTTCATCCTGCTCCCGTCGGACAAGACCACGTTCGCGGAGACCCAGTACGGGATCACTGCGGAGTCGCTGGCCCTGTCGCGTTCCGGCAACCCGCGCATCGTGCGCGAGGATCTGCCCGGAATCGTCGTGACCACGTTCGAGCAGGACAATCCGGTCGCGGTCGGGACGAAGGGCAACGCTGTGGCGATGCCGGTCCTGTACGCGCCGGAGGACTTCATCTCGGCAACGGTGCTCGACCCGGCGTAAGCCAACTGGGGGCGGCGGTGGAGTCCTTCCTCAAGGGCCCCGCCGCCGCCCCCGTCCCATCCCCCTGACGGCCCGAGGCCAGTCAGCCTGCACGAGGAGATCCAGATGGTCACAGCACGCAAGGCGTTCTTTCACAGCAAGCCAGGCACTCGCCGGCCGATCGGCTACCGTCCGGGCGATCACGTCCCCGATGACGTCGTCGATCTCGTCGACGTTGCGGTCCTCAACTTTGACGAAGACGACGCTGACGTTCCGAGCCCAGAGCCGACCGTCGACAAGTCAGACGACGACTCAGACGACGATCTCGACGACCTCGACGACCTCGACGCCGACGACGCCGCTGACGACGACGACGAGCCTGCCGCCGACGAGGATCTGTTCGACCCGGACACGGCCAGCGCGAAGAAGGTTCTCGAGCACCTCGAATCGTCCGACGAGGCCGAGTACGAGCGTGTCGTGGCCGCAGAGAAGGCGGGCCAGGCGCGCCCCACCATCGTCGGTCGCTGACGCACCACCCCCCGTCA